GAGGAAGAAAATGGCTGAAAAGGTTGCATACATGCCTGTGGCGAATGAACCAAGACAGTTGACCGATGAGGTCAAATCAAGACTTGGTAGAAGGCGCGAGGCTCTCAATGCTCTACGTAAACAAACCAAGCTTGCAGAAAATAGATTGCGCTTTGACATCTTCAATACTTGGAGAACTGGTGACGGCACAATGCAAGCGATTGCGGATGCGTCTGGTTATTCATTGTTTTGGGTTGCGACACTCATTGAAAGAATTAGGAACAACGACAAATTATTGGAAATGGCAATTGACGATTTCTTAAAGGAAAATCCAGATGCAAAACTCTGAAAATAATCAACTTCAAGCCGAAGAAACAAAACCAAGACTGAGGGATATCATCACCTGGCCACGCAGGGCGACAGAAGAAAAATACCCATGGGGCGAGTGGTTGGATGGCTCGGTGTGGCGATTGAAGCAGTATGAGGACTTTCATGTTTCCGTAGAGTCGATGAGGTCGGCTATCTATATGGCTGCATACAGGAAGGGTGTAAAGGTAAAAACTCATATCCCTAAAGCCCATGACGGAATTTACGTTCAAAAAATTAAATGACCTCCGATAATAAATTTCCTATTGGTGCTCGCCAACCAAGAAAAGTCAACGGTGAGTCCGTGTCCCTGTGCGAAACACTTGGGCCCTCAATCGTGGACTTGATGCGCGGCGGCATGACATATGCCCGCGCCGCAGAGGCAGTTGGTATAACCAGGATGACTGTATCTAGGTGGATTAACAGAGGGCTGACCGAACAAAAAGCAATACAAGATGGTCAAGACCCATCACCAGAAGAAGAGCCGTATTTGAAATTTGCACAAGAGATAAGTCGTGCGGAAAGCGAAGCACAAGCCGGCCTTGTTCTTTCTTGGTTCAAGGAGGCAAGAGGTGGTGACTGGAAAGCAGCCGAAAGATTCCTTGCTAAGCGCTGGCCTCAAGAATGGGGAGACAATAACACCGTCAAGCTTGAATTAAGCAATACCAATGACGGCATGCAGATTGAAAAAGCGGCGACGCTGGAAGAAGATGAGACAAGGAAGAGAGCAATCCTTCAGGCGCTTGTTGATTCCGGAGATTTACCATCCAATGTTTTGAATGCTTGGGATGAAGATGAAATTATCGAAGCAGCAGTCGTGGAAGAAGTAGATGAGCAAGACAACGCGTGAACAATTAGCTTCGCTAACAAATTACAAAGTCCCATGCGGCTTTCAATTACCACATAATATGCACCCCAAGCAGGCTGCATTTCTGACATGGTCTACAACGCGCGAAGCTCTATATGGTGGCGCGGCTGGTGGAGGTAAGAGTGATGCCTTACTCATGGCAGCACTTCAATACATTTGTGTACCGGGATATTCGGCTTTACTTCTGCGTCAAACTTATCCGCAGCTTTCTGGTCCGGACGGATTTATTGACAGGTGCAATGCATGGCTCGCTAACACCGACGCTCAATATGTTGGAACCAATAAACGGTGGACATTCCCGTCTGGTGCCACACTTTCCTTCGACCATTGTGAAAGAGATGAGGATAGATACAAGTTTCAATCTTTTGCTTATCACTTTGTTGGTGTGGACGAATTAACGCAATGGAAAACTGACAGGGTTTTTAGATATGTAGGTTTCTCCCGAGTTAGAAAACCAGCCCCATCAGATAATTTGTTGAGGTGCCCAAGATGTGGCATGTCTTCGGCAGACGTTCCTCTTCGAGTAAGAGCTGCAACCAACCCTGGAGGTCCAGGTAACAACTGGGTGTATGAAAGATTCCTGCTCAACAGGAGCGAGGATAGAAAATTCATGCCGGCCAAAATTTCAGATAACCCATCACTTGATGCAGAGACCTACATTAAAAGTCTTGATGAACTTGACGCAATTGAAAAAGCCCGCCTCCTTGACGGTAATTGGGAAATCAGAGAAGAGGGCGGTATGTTTAAGCGGGACTGGTTTACAATAACCGGAGTGATACCAGAAGGTATCGAAAAAGTCCGTTACTGGGATTTAGCAGCCACCGCTAAGAAGCACGGCACAGACCCAGACTGGACTGTTGGTGCATTGGTTGGAACTAAAGACGGAAGATATTTTATTTTGGATATCAGAAGAATGCGTGGAACTCCGTACGAGGTTGAAAGACTGGTGTCTCAAACAGCCCAAGAGGACGGATTATCGGTAAAGATAATCATGGAACAAGAACCCGGTTCATCTGGAGTAAACGTGATTGACCATTACGCCAGAACAGTGGTTCCGGGTTTTAACTTCAAGGGCGTCAAGTCCAATACTGCCAAAAAAGACAGAGCTGGCGTTTTCTCTGCGGCTTCAGAGGCAGGCAATGTGATGCTGTCTAGAGGTAATTGGAATTCCGCCTTACTGGATGAATGTGAAGTTTTTCCCTATGGAGCACACGACGACCAAGTCGATGCGATTTCTGGAGCAATCCAAGCTCTTGTTTCCCGTAAAGGCAAAAGCGTAAGAATCATCGTATGAGAAAGTTTTCGCATAAAGGGAATTGCGAAGGCAGGAAAGAAAACTGCAAATACGAAAAATGTGGCAGCTTTGGAAACCTTTATTTAATTGAAGGTCAGCGTGATTCTCGCGCAAGATTAAAAAAATGTCTTGATAAACCTTTAGTTTCACAAACCAACAAACTTAAGTCGACCCCACTCAAGTTTAAAAGCGCTAAAACCAAAGAAAAAGATAAAGAGCGAGAAGAGGTAAGACGTATAGTAATGCAACGCGACATGGGGTTGTGCCGGGCAAAATTCCTGCTAGGGTCTATACCGTGTTCAAACATATTGGACATCGATGAAATTATCCCTCGGGGTCGAGGAGGCAATTACTTAGACCCTAACAACTGTCAGGTGCTATGCAGAGCGCATCACCGATGGAAACATGACCATCCCGCCGAGGCCGAAAAACTAGGTCTTACTAAGTCTTTACCTCCAGGCGGCTAAACGATAGGAGAGAGTTTGTTTACCAAGGAATTAGCGGTAGCTATAGGTTTATGGTTTACAGCAGCGATAGGTATCGGCGGTAATTCGCTAGCTGAATCCAGAGAAGAAAGGCAAGAAGCCAGACCCACTAATTCATACGTTTACAGGGTAATAGAATCGCCCCAAAAAGCCCAACAAGACAAAAACTCTCTACTTACGGCGTCCTTTCTTTTCAATGAGAGGAGTCAGCGCGTAGGTCAGCTTCAATCCGTTCTCGGGGTGCTCGTAGATGAGCATTACGGGGCGGTAACTAGGGCGGCCCACCTAAAAGCGTTAGAGCAAGCAGGTCTAGAAACAGCCTTCCTTCCGGCGTTACCCAATCCAATCAAGGACGGGAATAAGCGTCGCTATAACATCTCAGAAGACCCAACACACCGGTGTCCGCAATTTGAGCCACTTTTTGCTCAGTATGGGCTTGAGCCAGTAGAGGTGTTTTCCTACATTGCCTACCGTGAATCTCGGTGCAACCCAGAAGCGGTCAATGCAAAATTCGACTCTAAAGGCAATGTCACCTGGACTCTTAATAAGGATGGCTCAATTGACAGAGGGCTCATACAAATAAATTCCTGCTGGAAGACAGTCACTAAAAATGTTTGCGGCACAGGTCTTGAAGGCTTGTTTGATGTTCATTGCAATTTGAAAGTTGCTAAGTACATCATGGATAATTCGGCAAGTGGCCTAGGGAACTGGAACGTCTGGGGTAAGTAAGTTCTAGCTTTTTAGCTTAAGACAATTCTTTTTACTCCTATGGGATAATTACCGTAGGAGAAAACCGATGTCTAGAAAAGTAGAGAAAAACAATTGGCGCGATATAGCTGAAACGCTATATGCCTCTATTGTCCTTGGCGCGACCGGAGAAGGTCGTGAAGCTTTTGAATGGGCACTTTTCAACGAAGGCATGAGTCGCGCAGAGGTTCAAGCACACTTGGACAGGATTGAGGGGATTGAGCTGGAAGGGGTTAATGCGAAATGATTTATTTTGCCAGAAGTAAATTCTTTTATTTTTTAATGATTATCTGGATAGCAATTTTGATTTTTTTATTAACCTCCTGCGGCTACGACGGTAGCTACAGGTATTCTTGTCAAGACCCAACAAATTGGGGGGAAAAAGAGTGTGAACCACCTCTATGTGTACCAGAAGGTCAATGCACAAAAGATTTGCTTGGGTTTGACCCGACAGAAACAACAGTAGAAGTAACAGAAAGTACAGGAGATTAAAATGGCTGAGAGAAATGGCTGGGGCATTGTTTATCATCGCTCAGATTGTGGCGACAATTATGTGAGAATGTATGGTTTTGGTGGCGATGCTCCGGGGTCATGCTGTGATACATGGGGGCTCACCAGTCACGCAATAAAATACATCCACGAACATCCCGAAAAAAATCACACACTTGAAGACCTACTTGCCTTAGAGATAGTAGACGGCTACGAAATAGTAAAAGCAGGAGTAATTGACGCATACCATTGGGTAGATGAAAACGCTTGTAACTTAGCGATAACCGCACTAGTTAATGCGGCGGTATT